CCGCGTGTCACAGACCTACAGACACTCGCACAACGACTGAACGAATCGGGTGTCACTCTCAAGGGAATGCTGTCTGACGTTGCGTTCGGGGAATTCCTTAGGAGAACGGGTTCGACATGGGAAGATGTTGCCGAGACTGCCGTTGCAACTCACCAAGCAACTCATCTCCCAGATGGTTCGGATCCGCATGCGTGGACGACCATTCACGGTCGTGGAACCACAGCTTCAAAGCCGGCGGCCGCAGTTACCAATGCTGGATATCTGTACTTCGACACAGATCTAGTCAAGATGCAGAGATCCACCGGATCAGTGTGGGAAGACACAGCTGAAGCTGGTGGGGGTGGTGGTCATGGAACGATCATATCCACGACCGACAACCTGGCAACAATCCTCAACGCAGCTGTGAGTGGTGACGAGTTCATCCTGACACAGGGTACTCATACACTATCGGCTCAGGTAAGTTTCAACGGGAAATCGCGTATCGTGCTCCGAGGTTGTCCCGGCGCGATCATCACCTCGAGCTACGCAGGAACAACTCATCTCATCCTTCTTCAGAATTGTGATGACATCACGTTCGATGAATTCGAGATCACTACACCCGCAGGACACTCGGGTTCAGGTGCTACACTCTTCTCGATTGGTGGGACGGGAAATAATAGACGTCTTAATTTCCGAAACATCACTTACTTCGCTACCGCTCGTTGTGGATTCGTAGACGGCAACGTTTCTTCAACAGGTGTCATGGAAGACATCACAGTCGAAAACAACAGTCTTAGTGGCCAGTGTCATTACGCGGTCAAGATTTCCAATAATAACGCTGTGGGACCAAAGAACATCTCTGTTCGAGGAAATCACTGGATCAACACGTACTCGAGCTCTTCCATGTTCGCACAGATCAGCAATACTGGTAGTGGTCGCATATACGGAGTGAGGATCGAAGACAACTTCATCAAAGGTGGTCGATGGGGTATTGCCGTATATGACGCGACTGAGGTTGTCATCTCCGGGAACAGTCTCGAGGACACCACGAATGCTAGCGGTGAGTTTGCTATCCAAGTGTCTACTAGCTCCTACGGTGTAGTCATCTCTGGAAACAGCATATACACTGGTGGTGGAGGCGGTATCTACACTATCGCTGAGGGATGCACGATAGTTGGAAACGTAATCAGAGATGGTGGTGGGACAGGTATATCACTCAGCTCGTCAGCGGCTCGGTGTACCGTGACTGGGAATGCAGTCTACAACCCAGGCCTGAGTGGAATCATTGTGGCTGCTGGTGCTTCAGAATGCGTTGTTACAGGGAACACTGTCTACAGTTCCACCTCTGCGGGGATACTGTCCTCTGCAATCAGCTGTGTGGTTTCTAGCAACACTGTTCGAGATTCTTCTGTCGAGGGCATCAACATAAGAGGTGACCAAAGCATTGTCAGAGGAAACAGAGTCTATGGTGGAACCGATGGGATCAGAGTTGGCCAGGCGGGTGGGTCAGCAGATCACTGTGTCATTGACGGTAACCTGGTGACCAATGCGTCTGGCAGAGGAATCTATCTGGCTGATGTGACTGAGAGTGTCATCAACAACAACCGTTGCTATGCGAACACCGGAAACGGTATGGAGGAGGTCGTGAACGGGGACTTCAACCTGTTCGACGGCAACCACCTCAGAGGAAATACTGGAACGAACTTTGTCCAGAGTGGAACGAATGCCACTCTTGGAACGAACGTCACTGTATAAGGGAGGTTGATCATGGCCGAGCAAGTACCCGTAACATACAACGAGGTTGTGAAGAAGTCAGCAGAAGTCGAAGTTCCGGCCGGCGACAGTACCGTGGAGATCACTCTTCCCGAGGCTGTACCTGCTGGGAAGAAACTCGTGATCACGGTTGAGATCCGAGGAGAGATGCAAAACGTATAGTAGTGGTGTCCACTACGGTCGTTGGTTCAGTTAGGAGTAAGAGGAGGTAGTCATGGCGAAGGCTCCTGGTCTTGATTTCAGAGAGAAGGACCAGTCGACCGTAGTGTTGGCAGACGGAGACACGGTCGGCGCGGTGGTGTTCTGGGCAAAGAAGGGACCATTCCAGCAGAGGTTCCTCTCTGACAACACGAAGTTGTTCCGAGATACCTACGGCAACGAAGAGCCGGGGATGTACGGACACTACACTGCGATCGCAGCATTGCAGGAGTGTCCAGTCTGGTGTCTTCGTACGGCCAAGGCGGGTGAAGAGCCAGAGTACGGCGGCATAGCGTTCATGGATGTCGATTCGACGTTGCCGAACGAGCAGCTCTCGGTCGGCATCAAGGTGTTGGAAAACTACACGTTCGATGCCGACGAGGTGTTGCTCTTCGTAGGTGACAACCAGGGCTTGTGGAACAACGGTATCAAGATGACGCTCGAGTACGATACCGCGGATGCCGAGGTCTTCATCATCAAGGTTTACATTGCCGACGCGGATGGAAACTATTCGCAGGCGGGTGATGACTATAGCTGCAGCCGTGTACAGCTCAAGAAGGACGGCTACGGCAAGTCGATGTATGTGGAGGATGTCCTCAACGGGAACCAGCCGTACATTCGCGTCCGGGACAACACCGACATCGACGAGGATGTCATGCCGAAGGAACAGACGGCCCAGCTCCAGATGACTGCTGGTGAAGACGGCACTGCGCCCGAGGCCAGCGACATCGCTGCGGCCTGGGACAACTACTTCAAGGATGTCCGGGCTGTATCGTTCACGGTTGGCATGGCCGGCGGTTGGCATGATGAAGTCGTGGCCAACAAGCTGTCTGTCATCGCAGGTCAGCGGCAGGACTGCGAAGCAATCACCGATGGTCAGAACACGACCGACGCCGCGACACTGATCACAGCCAGGAATGGTCTCAGCCTGGTCTCGCCGAGCTACAACACACAGTATGCACCGTGGCCCAAGGTCCAGGATGAAGTGAACGCGAAGGTGGTCGAAGTCCCACCCAGCGGCTACATCTGTGCTGCGATCGCGCGCAAGAACAAGAGCGGCGAACCGCATGACGCGATCTACGGTCCCGAGCGCGGCATAATTCCGGTTCTCGGCCTGGCCACTGATTTCAATGACACAGATATCGAACTCCTTGCACGAGCTCAGATCAATGCGATTATCAACGAGCCCGGAACAGGAACGATGATCTGGGGCGGCCGCACGCTTCAGCCGTACGACTCGGACAGGTCATGGCGAGCAGTGCGCGAGCGGTTGAACGTCGATGAGACCGCAAACAAGAAGTACCTTCGAAGGTTCATCGGGAAGAACAACGAGGCGTTCACCAGGACCCAGATCAAAGCTGGCCTCGATCGGTACTACGAGGGGCTCATTGGTAACGGCTACTACGATGTCCTCGTGGTTTGTGATGAGACGAACAACACGTCGCAGATCATCAGCGAACGCAAGCTGGCCGTTGATATCTACGTTCAGCCGTGGGGCTCGATCAACAGGATCCAGTTCACGGTCACGATCGCTCGGACGGGCGTGTCGCTCACCGAGGTCGCGGCGGCCGCATAGGAGCAGGCGCCTAGGGAGGTATTACCATGGCACAGGAAGTAAGCACGATCGCCCAGGTGAGAGCTCTGTCGGCTCCTGCCAAGGTGTATCTATGGGAGTTGGTGGTGCCCGAGGTTCCCGGCTCCGGTGTGGACTCGGCGCGCAACCTGACTCTTCGGTCCAGGACCGCGGTCATCCCCGGAATCACCAACTTGACGGCGAAGAGCCACTTCAAGGGTCACCCGATCAAGCACCCGAGTCGGCGTGACTTCCCCGGAACGATGGCTTTCCGATTCGAAGAGGGCATGGACATCAGCATCCAGAATGCCATCAACGGATGGAACCAGCTCTGGCAGAATGACCAAAGCGGTGTCGGAGAGGGTGAAGCTGAGTTCCTCGTCGACGTGTTCCTGCGGCAGCTCAATCACAACAAGCAAGTGATTGCGTCATACAAGGTCTTCCAGTTCTTCCCGGAGATCGTTCCGGACGTGGCTCTCAACTATGAGGGCTCGGAGCTGGTTCACTACGATGTGACGTTTGGCTACAGCTACTGGGTTCTCGAGGAGTAGCTGAGACAGGACGATCGCGATGAGCTTAGCGCCTATCGCCCAGGTTCGTAGCCTGGGAGAATCGCTGAAAAAGTACACTTGGGAGATCGTCGTTACAGATCCCCCAAGTGTAGCTCTCGCTCTAGCGTATGGTTTGATTCTTCGCGCGCGATCGACGTCGATCCCAGGTATCAGTGTCGAGCCTCACTTGCTCAGCCACGGGCCCTTCCAGTTCCAGATCCCTGGTCGCAAGACCTATCCACGAAGTCTCGGGGTCCGGTTCGAGGAGGGTTACAGCTGGCCAGTGCTTCCGTTGTTCGCCTCTTGGTTCGGATCGATCCAGAGCGAGACACAAGGAGGATCTCTGCCGGCCGCCGCGCTGCGCTCGAACATCTGGCTTCGATTGCTTGGGCCAAAGATGGAGCAGACGCCACAGCTTACTCAGGCGATTCATGTCTACAATGCGTTTCCAGTGAGTGTGAATGACTCATCTCTAGATTACGCGGATCCAGGTCTCGTGATGTTCGATGTGTCATTCGGGTATGACTACTGGAGGTATGAGATTTGGCCCTTCTAGCGCAAAGCACGACCTGGCCAATCCATATCATTCGAGCTCTGCTCGAGCAGGCTCAGCTTCTATACCTTTGGCAGTTCGTGATCCCTGATAAGTCTGGTGTGTTAGATCTCAACATGAAGTTCCTGGTTCAAAGCATAACTGTGCCGGGGAGAGAGCTCGACCATGAATCGTATTCGGTGGGAGGTCAAGAGAACTACCGTCTGACGCAAGAACGACGCGGAGGAGTAGTAACCGCAAACTTCGTTGAGATAGAAGGTAGTTTCGTTGATCAGTTCTTCAGAGATTGGTTAGACCAGGTTTCTCCCCCATCGACTGAATTGAGTGTTCAGAGTGGAGCGGGAGCAACACAGAATAGGTATCGAGGATCGATAGGGCGTGGTGGTCTTTTAGAGGGGTACCATCGAACCGCATCCGTATATGTGTACGGTAGAGACGAGAGCATTCAAAGCCACTACATGATGATGAATCTGGTGCCTAAGAAGGTTGGTGAGTACGAACTCAGCTATGAGAACAGTGGGATCAAAACGGTTCCAGTGCAAATGCTATGTGATGAAGTGAGGAGAGTAACGTGAAGCGCCAAAAAGCAGGATCCAAGGAATCAGAGCCTCCGGTCGAGCAGCCTTCTGAGGTGACGAAGGTAGAACCCAGCCCAGAGGATGTGTTGCGTTCAATCGAGCTGGTATTGCCCTCACAAGGCCTCACGTATGGAGAAGGTCTTCCTGGCGGCCGAATTAGCATAAAGCCTCCCTCAACGGACGAGGTGGAGCTTTTTGTCGAGATGAACGGCCCTAACTACGAGAAGAAGCTGACTCAGCTCCTTAAGATGTTGATCGTCGAGCCTGCAGGTTTCAATCCGATCCGGCTGACGTCGGGCGATCGAACGTACCTGCATGTATGGACTCGGATGCAGCTTCATGATTCGTATGTGATCAACGTGGCATGCCCGGCCTGCGGGAAGCTGCACGAGAATTACTACTACAAGCTGGCTGACATTCCGCTTCTCTCGATCGACAAGGCTCTGAGCGCCGAGACCGAGCTCGAGCTCCCTGTTAGCAAGAAGAAGATCACGTTTCGAATCACGACAGGTGAGGATGACCAAGCTGCAGACGACCTGATCGCGAACGACGTCAAGAAGTGGACGGCCAAGCGATCGATCTCGATCAAGAAGATTGACGGCGGGATAGTCGACTACCGCGGGCAGGACAGCATGTTCGTTAATGCTTTCCAAACCAAGAGCTATCACGGCCCGGACTTTGCAAACGCTCCGTTCACCTGCGTCTGTGGGACGAGGAGTCTCATCAAGTTGCCCTTTCGACCCGAGTTCTACTTCCCCTCCCTACCGTTTGATCGACTTGTGGGAGATGCAATTGTCGGTCGCTCTGTACAGAACGGGAGGTCTGATCCAGGAGATGCAAGCCGCGGGGAAGATGGAGTTTCAAAAACTGCTGTGGCTTCGGCAACGGGTAACTGAGCTGCAGAAGAGTTCGAAACCGAAGGAGCTCGGTGATGGGTGACGAATACAACCTGGATTCCAATCGCGAACGGGCAATGTCAGATCGGTATGCTGACGCGGCTCTTGGGCGATCCTCCGAGTCCGGGATCCAAAGCGCCCTCGACTCGTTCGCGAAGGGTGTCAAGGAAAACGACCAATCACTCGTGGACATGCTCACTCAGCTGAACAAGTCCATGGTTCGTCTGACACAGACTGCTGAGTCTCAGACTGACGACCTTCATAAGAACCTGGCAGAATCTTCAAAGGCCTCGGCCGCGGCGATAGGGAACGCACTCGTCGGTGGTGATTCTGTGACGGGTGACGACATCAGCAAGCTCCAAGACAGTCTCACGAAGGTCATCCAAGATGTGAACAAGCTGGGTCCTGAGATGGACCTGACCATTGAGATGAATGACAGCATCAAGGATCTTCGGGCGGATTCATCCAGCTTTGCATCGAGAATGCTAGCCGCGTTCGAAGGTGTTCAGCAATCGAACGAAGAGACGAACGAGTCTGTCACAGAAGCTGTCAAGGAGAGCCAACCGACTCCAGCTGACAAAGCAAAGAGTGAATCAAATACACCTTCAGAGGATTCACCTTCTATATCACTTATGGATGCGCTGAGTGAATCAATCGACAACGTTGGACAAGCTTTGTTCGGAATGAAGGATGCGGCCAAAGAAGAAGAGATGGTTACTAAGAGGTCATACGACGAACTCAAGGAAGAAATGGAGAAGAACGGAAAAGGGCTTCTTGCTGGTATAGAAAAGGGCTTTAAGAGCGGTGCGAACAGTGTGTTCAAGGCTTTTTTCAAAGACACCTCGATGGCTCTAGGCTTCTTGGTGGGTACCGGTGTTGCATTCAAAGACGAACTGACCAGTGGGTTTGACTGGATCCGTTCCAATTGGAAGGAAGCTTTCAAGATAGTAAGAGACAAGATCGGTGGTCTCTGGGATTCGTTCAAGAAGGTCTGGAGCAGTGACATCCAACCCCTGCTCCACGAATCGTTTCACTCAGCAATGCAGTGGCTCTGGGGCAAGATGCCGGCGATCAAGGATTGGCTCATGGAAGCCATTGAAGATCTCTATTATGGCATCATCGACCTTCCAGGCAAGATCGTTCAAGCTGAGAAGGAAGCCAAGGAAGCAGGTGAACGAGCGAAGGGTGCCGAGGCTTCCATTGGTAACTTGGTCAAAGACACATTGGTAGAGGGTGGGGCCGGCGCCGATGCATTGACAGCTGCTAGGTCTGCAGGGATTGGAGTGCATCAAGCTCAGCGATTTGTAACGGCGGC